ATTTTATCAGCTATACCAGATTCAACATTAAGAAGTCCTAACATATCTTTATTTTACCTTTTTGGGTCTTCCAGGTGACTTTTTCGCTTCAGCAACAGTAGTATCGTCTGTTTTACTACCAACACTCTTCTTTAATTCTTCGATTTGTTTAAGTAAAGGTTCAGTAATTTCATCAATCAACGGATCTGAGATAGCATCCAATCTACATTGTTGTTCAATACTCGTGATTTTCTTTGCTTTATTGGAGATTAATGATTGTAGTTTGTCCATAGCCTCATTCTTTGTAAATCCTGCAATATTGGCAGTCCACAAACTTTCATTCATCTCATAATTGAATTTATATACAAATGCAATACTTTCACCATTTTGTTGTTGCTGAGTCATTTTCTTAATTCTCCTCTAATCTCTCAATTTTTACAATATAATTAACATTTCCACCCTTTTTACCCACTACTTCATAATAGGACACAACTCTATCTGATTTACCGGCAAACTCATCAGATTTTTGTTCTTTCATATGGTCACCCATTATGAAAACATCACCTATATTTAGATAAGTTATGTCGTCTTCATAATCAAAAACCTTCATATTCATAAATTCATTACTTTTCATTTTTCATTAAGGAATTCAATATTTGATGTATTTGTGTTATGGATTTACTAATTTCCTCTGAATATTCTTTACATATATCTTCTATGTAATTCAATTCCGATATCATTTTTTTAACTTCTTTACCCATTTGTCTCACTTTTCACCTCCTTCGTTTTCTTCTACATTTCTTCTTCGACCAATTTAGTACACATATCCAACAAATTCGAGACTTTCAATTGGTTTTCATACTCCAATTCTAACTTCTTTACAATAAATGCTCTATATTCTTCTTTATTCACCATCATCACCACCTTTTCTCATCAATTCTTTTAAACTCATTTTTATTACACCATTTTTATAACATTATCATTATCCATAGTGAATTTGGGTTCCTCATCATATATTCTTCTTATACCTAGTAATCTGAGATAACTATATCCATTCAATGTTACTGAATTACTTTGATTGCCACCCAATATGTAAATTTTACCCATACCATAACTATACTTTTCGTATCCTGCAAAGAAACCAACGTGCCCTGCAAATTTGATAACTTCCGGTCCAGGATCACTTTCTTTTCGCTTGATAACTACTACATCATAACCCTTTTTAGCATCATTTATATTGATAGGATGACCCACTTCCAACCATGATCTTGCTCTCAATGATTTAGAACGGGGTAAACGTAGTAACCAAGCGATATAGTTGACAAAAGCGGAACACCACGGAACACTATCATCTTCTGGCCAATCAGTATCGAGTTTCAACATAGATAAAATTTGAGAATTACTCATTGGTCCATCTATTTCTTTTATACCAGTAAATCTTTGTGCCAGAGTGTAAGCATCGATATTCATAATAATAATTACTCCTCTAAATATTTAATATAATCATCAATAAAATTCCGTAATCTCTTTAGTTTCTTAATGTATATTTTATCAGTATCTTCATATACTTGATGTAATCTTACTTTGCAATTACAATCAGAAACTTCAAGAAATCTTTCCCATCGTTGTTGTTTCTTTTCATTTCCCCATTTTACTTTACCACTGAAGGCAACAGCACTTCCAGTAGAAGGTGAATTTTTACCATTCAACCACAGTCTCTTGTTGTATCTCTTATTTTTCATAACAATCCTTTCCCAATTTATGTTGAAGTATGTATATCTCTTCTTCTAATTCCGATCTGCCACTTGCTACACATAAACTTATTACAAACATAGCAATACAACAACCGATGATTAAACCCAATACAAATGCTATAATCATTTTCTATCTCCTTAAAGTCTCGATATTACAACATTCAAGTAACGCGTTGAAAAGTTATTTGCATCATATAGGTTCAATGAATACATAACACTAAACAAAATATGTACACTGGTAATTAATAAGTATATTTCTTCATTATATACCACCACCACCCCATATGTGAGTGTGTTGTCTACTCATACATTTCACATCCTTAATAACGATTTTCAACATTTCATCAATATGTTCTCTAACTTCACGGCTCAGATTGTCAAAAGATGGTCCTCCATCAATTATGTGAAGAAATATATAAGGTTTCTTGTGGTCAATCATCGAATAGTTATTATCGGATATACTAATAACACAATAATTCACGTCCTCATCCTCATCTACATCAAAAACATCTCTACTTATATGTACAGGCAAGAAATTATAATTTTTATTTAATATGTGAGTAGGTCCAAGGTCCCAGTCCCAATCCATTTCATCGATCATTATATGATACATTTTTTATTTTTCTCCTTCTTTATCTTTGAATTTCTTAATTTCCTTATTAATCATGTAATAAGTATAAATAACTAATAACATACCAACACATATACCAAATTCAAACATTATCCTACCTCTTTAATAGATTATATTATAAGCATATATATCAATATGATTACACAGATAATTATGAATGTGTACATTTTTTATTTTTCTCCTTCTTTATTTCTTATGAAAAGCATCTTTATCACATAAATCATAAGGATCTCTGTAACATCCATCAAGGTGGCAAAATCCTTTTTCAATATAGACAAATTGCCAAGATTCCTCAAACAAATACCACTCGCCATTGAAATTGTAATGCATACAAAAATCACATATATTGATATCACACATCTTATCATTCCTATTTTTAGAACAGAATTTTTGGTGACGCGATATCATTCAATCACCATATTACTAAAACCATTTTTCTTAATTACTCTATAAATATGATCTGGCTCATCCGTTTCGGTAATATTATCATTGTGTGATATAATAAAAACTTTTAATCCATCTTCCATTTCCTTTCTCCGTATGATTTCCATAATTTTAGATAAACCACTTCCATCAATACTGGAATCGAGAACTTCATCATAAATCAAAATATCTGGTATCACTCCTGCTTGAATACGGGCAATGTCAAGAAAAGCATTCTGTAAAGCAAGATCAACAGTTTTCTTTTCTCCACTTGATAAACTCTTATAATCTCCGTTAGCAATGCCAGGACCCTTGATAACAGCATTCAACCAATTGTCAAGTGTTATATAGAAATTGAACCCTATATTTGACAAGTATTCATTTGTTCCTTTTACTAATGCTGGTCTTGATTTAGATATGGCAAGACTTTTAGCATTCTCATCTTTACAAATTTCCTTAATGTATGATATATGATCTTTCAAGTCATTCAATTTTATATCATCTTTCGTGATATTAACATTTTCTTTTTTTGTTTTATTGATAGCCTTAGTCGTATCCTTCACCAAAAGATTCAATTCCGAACTTGCTTTGTCTTCCAATTCCTTCTTATCTTTCACATATTGAATTTCTTGTAAAAGTGATTTATATATATCACTTTTTTCTTCATGTTCCTTTAATTTGTTCTCATTTGGAGGAATACAAACACCCAAATATGTACATCTTTTTGCTAACGGAACCTTCTTTTTATCATATTCAATTATATCTTTCTTTAACTCTTCGATCTCTTGTAACAATTCATCTTTTTTCTCTTTGTCTCTATTAACTTGTTCACACTTTTTTCTTATCAACTGAATTTTGTCAAGTTTAGATTGATTATCTTTGGATTCTCCCTCACTTTCTTTACGCTTAGTATATAACATTGTTAAAGATTTGTCAAGTTTTTTTATTTCATCATTGTGACTCATATGTATCTTACCTGAAACTGTTTGTCCACAAGTAGGACATATATCTTCACCATCCAAATCATCCTTTTGTTGTTTAATTCGATTCAAATCAGATTTAGTGACTGCAATATCAGTATTCAACTTGTTAATTGATCGAGTTACATTATCCAAAATTTCTTTTATGTCATTTTCCTTCTTTTCAATAATTTCAGTATCCGGTACCTTTTGCAATTTTATAGATTTTATAGATTTCTCTTTACTGATAAGAGTTTTTTTCAACATATCAGTTTGAACCCATAGTTTGTCCAGTTCCTTTTCTTTGCTCTCCTTTTCCTCAACATTCTTGTCATAGGCTTCTTTTATTCTCTTCAATTCCCAAGATTGTAACATACTAGATATACACTCTTTTAATAATTCATCTAATCTCTTTAACTCATCGGCATAATCACTCTCAGAAGAGGCTTTAGAAATTTTAGATTTGAGATTATCAATAGTATTTTTCATATCTTCTATTGAACGCTCATTGTGACTATATTTCAACTCATTTTCTCTCAATTTGTCCTGTATATCTTTTAACCGTTCATTGGAAAGCTTCTGTAACTCAGTATAAATACCAAGTCCAAACAATTCTTCCATGAATTTACGCTTATCACCCTTTTTCATTGATAGTATTTGATTTGCAGAATTGATATTTGAATGGATAAGTTTAGAAAAAGTTCTCTTGTTAATACCAATGATAGATTCTAACTGATCTTGGTAATACTTGACATGTGAAGGAGTATCTATAAGTACATCATCTTTATAGATTTCAAGATTGTTAGGTTTAAGTGACCTACATATCTTATAATTTATATTACCTTTACTGAAATATAGCTCTACTTTTGTACCTTTTTTAGTTTTCCAATTGATAATGGAACTCTGTTTCACATCATTGTGTACAGTACCAAAAAGAGCAAAAGATATGGATTCTAATAATGATGATTTACCAGAACCATTAGATTTGCCAGTATCCTTATCAATACCAGTAACGAGATTGATGCCTTTAAGTAATTCCACTTCTTGCCACTTCTTGCCATAAGAAAGAAAGTTTTTGAATCTTACTTTTTTAAATTCTATACGATCCATATTTTCACACACACCTTTATCATTAAGAAATAGTTGTTACAAGATACATTTTCACATTCAATTCTCTATTGGGAAAGAATTTCTTGAGTTTTTCAGTAATCTTCTCTTTTATAAAATCATAATTATCAACACCTTCAATAGTTACATAACTGTCATATTTCTTTATTGAAGATAATGATATACCAATACACATATATTCACCCGTTATTAAATTTCCAGCAAATTCCAATGTACTACAATCCAATTCCTTATAATCCAATTCATCATTGTTGTTAAACATTTCACCTATCATCAAGTTTGAACTATATTCTATACCCATTATTCTTTCTTTTCCTTTTTCGCTTGTTCATAAAGAGAAATTCCCACTTCCATCAATCTTGCTTCCCATTCTGGATCATCTTTATTTCTTTCTATCTCATCATAGAAAGTCATAACCTCACAACCTCTTAATATATAAGGGTTTTCCTTTTCCATATCCACGTCGGTGTATTGTAGCGTGTGACGAACAATTCTTTCCTTATCTTTTGTCGTGGCGCCATTATTCCAAATCATTTGATCAAGATATAGAAAGTAATCATATCCATATGTGCTATTCGATTCATCTATAGTTAAATATCTTTGTAATTCGTTAGTTTTAGAGATAGTAGCAATCTGTAATCTACCTTTACTGGTTTTCTTCTTGGTATCAAACATTACTTTAATAGTAGCACTTTTCAATTCAGGAAAATACTCCTTTTTTACACTATTAACAAATTCCAATATTTCATCACCAACATCTTCAAATCGTCCTGCCATAATCTATATCTCCTTATTTTTATTTAATAATCTTTCCATCTTTTCAAACATTCCGGACAAAAACATTCATTACCAATGCAATAATCACCATCAGATGGATTATAATGACTTGGTATTTTTTCAACCATCAGATGTAAACATTTCTCTTGAATGTTGTATAATTCCTCCTCAAGTAATCGAATTTTCTTTACTATCTGTTGAGATTCATTCATATTTCTTCCATCATTTCACTCAATAGTTGCTTTATCTTCTTCTTCTTGAGACCTTTTGGTCTGTTTTTATCTTGATTAATGTATTCATTTAAAATCATATCATGTCCCTCGATCACAATGTCTTTCAACATCTCTATATCATTATCTTCAATAGGTATCTTACCGAAATCCACTTTTAAAGATTGTGGAGACAAAGACTGTATTTTTTCAACTAATTGTATGTTTTTATTCGTACCATAATCTTCTTCAAACACAAAATTGATGATATTGTTTTTAATTAATTCAACATTCAGTATATCAGAACTTTTCACATTTGTAAACTTCGGATAATCCTTAAACTCGATAAACTCTAGATCACCTTTATCAAAAATGTAGTATCCTCTTGATGATCCAACGTCGTGAAAGGATTGTTGAAAAGGTGAACCAAGATAAGTGATATTTCCTTGTGTGGAAGGTGTATGAAAATGCCCAGAATAGACATGATCAAATGAACTGAAATCAGAAGCATTTAGTTTGGCTTTGTCACATTTAGCTTTACTATTCATAAAGAAGTTATTGATTTCAAAATGTCCTAAACAATACTTTTCAGTGACACTTTCAGGTATCTCTTGACCCCAAGGAATCATACATATGCTATCATCCAATAAGGTACATGGCTCCGTAACTATGTGAATATGTTTGAAATTTTTGAACATGGTAAGGGCAGAAGGGTTGAGTTTGTTCTTGTAATATATATCATGATTGCCAGTAATGATATAAGTATCGGGGATAGTCTTTAGAATTTCTGCAATTTCATAAGCCACCTCCAATGTTTTATTGTTGGTAGATTTCCTTTCGTTAAAAAAGTCGCCAAGATGTATGATGGTTTGAATCTCTCTACTCAAAGCAGTATCAACCACTTCTTTAAAGAGATTTATAGTGACATCATGCCAAAGGTCCGAGGATTTATACAGACCAAGGTGTGTATCCGTTAGTAGTAAAACCACAATTATATTCTCCTCCCCTACAAATTATATTTACCTATATGGTAACACATCTTGGTCGAAATGTAAAAACTTTATTCCTCTTTAACAGGAGGTTCTTTTTGAGGATTACTGTGAGCATTCTTCATCATTTCAACATGTTCATGTATTTTTTCATCTTTCTTAAATTTAAGTAACTCCATATTGGTTATTTGCAACTGTTCTTGAACCTTAGTGAACTGCATTTGTAGAAGTTGAGACTCCAGTTGTAATTTCGTTACTTTCTCTTCTAACCACATCTTCTCATAATTTATTTCATCGTGATTTACAGTGTTATCTGACATAACAAATTCTCCTTTTTTAATGATTTGGAAATATTCGTGATAAATCTACATCTTCCGGTATATTATACAGACTTCTCAATTTTTCTCCGGATACATTATCAAATCTTCCTTTACCCTTCCATTTTTTACCTATTAAACTTTCATCAAATGAATCAATTTCTACAAATAAATGAGGCTTATCTGTAGGTTGAACACTTTGACAAACACTTTGAACAATTTTATGTTGTTCGTCCACTTGAGCATAAAAATACATTTTCTTTTCTACCTCCTCTCTTTTATTTAATTATATGTGATTACTTCATAATAGCCTTGGCAATCAACAAGTTCATTTGCTGTAAAACAATGACCTTCAGGAGCTAAAATTCCGTGAATATTTACATATTCACTCCAACCTTGATTATTATTTAATAACAAATTTCCGTGAAGATTCAAAAATGATTTAGTTGCATCAACTGTAGTTGCAAGGTATAGTTGATTACTTGTCCAATTACCTGTAATGGTTCCTCTTTGTACATAAACATCCATACTCATACTCATACCCTCCACTAATGTTGCTAAATTAGTTTTTATCCATGTTCCTGCTGATGCACAATATATTATATCCCCTATAGCAGGCACACCTACTGATGTTATTTTTCCATCCAATTGTACTTGAATAGTACTACTACTAGAAATACCATTAAGACTTTCCAATTCAGTGATACTAATAATAGAAGAAGCCGCAACTTTACCAGATCCATTAGATAGTAAAACTCTATTAGGAGTCAAATTCTCAGTATCTATTGTGGTCGCTGCACCTATTATTGTTTCCTGTTTACTGTCTATTTGTGTTTGAATATTACTTGTTATATTATCAAGTGTTGATAATTCATTAGAAGTGATAACAGACGATGCTAATCCACCTAAACTATCAGATATTGCAACTCTATCTGATAATAAGGAAATTGAACCTAATTTACCATTTAACTGATCTTGAATATTACTACTCGCTCCTTCGAGATAACCTAATTCAGTATTCGTAATAGCCGAACTCGTTAAAACTTTGCTTCCATTAGTGTATATTGCTCTATTTGCTGTCAATCCCGTATCTGTAATACCAGTAGCAGTTAAATCTGTGAATGATCCTGCTAATGCTGTTGTGATACCTATAGTTGAATTATTAATGACAACATCATCTATAGTACCACCATTTATATCAAAATTACTACCTTCAATTTCATTGACACCAGCAGTCAATTTGCCTGCTAATGTGAAAGCATTGATAGTACTGTCACTAATAACAGCAGTTCCAATGGCAACATCATCTATAGTGCCACCATTTATATCAAAATTACTACCTTCAATTTCATTGACACCAGCAGTCAATTTGCCTGCTAATGTGAAAGCATTGATAGTAGTGGGTGAAATTGTTGTGATAGTTGCTGATGTTGATGTTAATGTGTTGATAATTATATCATTAATAGTACCACCTTCAATCACATTTCCGCTTATTTGATCATACGCTAGTGTTAATGTACCATCAGAAACATCCAAGGTTTTACCGGAACCTACTGTAATATCACTTGTAGCAATAGTAGTTCCATCAATTGTACCACTACCAATATCAACATTTTCAATTTTAAACTTTAATGAACCATCCGCATATATTTTCGCAGCTTGTCCATTATCATCATCATATATTGTAATACCATCAGATCCTTTAGACTTTATATTATCAGTCTCTAAGTCTCCCATCATTTTTATTCCGTGAAAATCCAATTTTTATCCTCCCTCATTCTTAACACTCCTTTAAGTGTAATTGGTTATAACCACATCCATCTTTTTTATGTGCTTCTTTATGACACTTATCACATAATGTTATGCAATTATTTATATCAGCACTTTCTAAAGGATTGATACTCACTGGATAAATATGGTGACATTGTAAGTTGCTGATATTATTACACTTAACACATTTATATTCGTCACGCTCTAAAACCATACTTCTTAACTGAATTTGCACTTCTCTTCCGAGTTCTAACCAAGGTAACCTTCCGGCTCTCACCGCATCTTGTTTCATAAGAGTTTCAGGTGTTTTACCGTATATAGAACAAGAATTTTTACACTCTTTGGAACAATAAAAATGTAATTCAGCAGAATTAGTATTCTTTAATACTTGTATTCTATTTCTAACTGTCCATAATTTAGGTATATACCATTCCTTACATTTGAAACATTTTACTTCCAGTACGTTTGGATCTTCCTTGTTTCGCCTCACTTCCTCACACCATTCAATTTGCGGTGCATAAGTATCATAAGTAGGAATACCTCTTTTACTATATCCACCTTTCCAAAAAGTATTCTTTTTTCCTTTTTGTCTCTCACTTATTTCTTGTCCGAACTTCTTAGGAAATTTATTACCTTTATTAGATTCGCCTATTTTTCTCTTATGATCATCACTTAATTTCACATCCTTTTTCGATGTGCTTATCTTTCTTTTTGTTTCCTCAGAATGTTGTTGACCTTTTCTCACGTCTTTTTCTTCTTTTTTACCAAAGGTTTAAATAACATATCACTATCACATTTAACACACTTTTCAACATTCTTAAAATCTTCCCATTTGTGATTACATTTTCCGCATAATATATCTATATGTTCCTTCTTCAAACTCTTATACAATTTATATAACTCATAATTTATTGCTTTTAGGCCATACTGATCCTCTTCAATCAACAAAACAACTATATCATATAATTCCTTTTTTATCTCTGAGTGCTTATTTTGTTTATTTATATAGTTAATAAAAGCATTATGACAAATCATTGTAATATATGAAAATGGCTGTGGCACTTTTTGTTTTTCAGGATTAAAATTATGACAATATTTCACACAAGTAGAAATTGCTTCTGATATAAAATCTTCCTTATAGCTGTATCCTGCGAATTTACCACTACTAGCATAATGATTAGCGATATCAGAAATCATTCGATATAGTGTATTACTTATAAATGGCTTATCTTCATCTAATTTACCTTTATTTATCCATTCCAGATACAATTTCCTATATATTATTAATTCCTCTAACATTTCTTCTTTATCAACATAATTATTGGTGGACATATTTAGTAAATCTCCTCTTATTTTTAAGATAACATATTCGATCAAAAAAGTATATATTTATTTTATGTATTGACCCATGTACCAAAAGGAGCACCATCAATTTTCCATTTAGTTGCGGTACCTACGAATAATGCCACATTTGACCATATTTCAGTACTTATTGTATTAGATAAGACTGTACTATTTTCTATTGTATCCGAATCAGCTCTATTAATTGTCATATTACCCACACCCATCTTATGTATTTTTATGAATTTACCGATATCACCAGAATCTATACTTGGTAAATTTATCACTACATCACTGGCATTTTCCACTAACAATATCTCATTCAAATCAGATGTAGTTAATGTTATAGTTGTATCACTATTATTATAAGTAACATTCGTTCCTGCTATAAAATTATTATCTACATATGTCTTTATAGCTTTTTCAGTCGGAACTGCATCATCACTATTACCAGCTAAAGTGATATCTGTAGAAAATTCAGTTACACCAGTACCCGCATTCAATGTAATACTATTAAAATCCACATCTGCATTTGTCGTAAGATCCTGATTCAATATCGAGTCATTTTCAATTGTCAGTACATTTGATTGCCCTTCACTTAAAATTGTCGTGCCATAATCACCTGATATAGTCAACATTGAAGTGCCATTTGTTAAAGAGAAATTATTTATGCCAGGATTTAATATTACAGACGTTTCTTGTATGCCATCTTCCGTGTCATTTATATTATACAAAGCTCCTGCATTCGTATAAGTATTTGGAGTATCTATAAGTTGTGTAAAGGAAATACCATTAAAGAATAATATGGTTATATTATCTATACTACCTTCTGTTATATTTGCTTTATACCATTTCAATTTAAATTTCTGATCAATTTGATAACCATTGGTTTCATCCATATCACCTATCCAGAAATTGAAAAAACCATTAGCATCAGTAACAATATTTTGAGAACCACCTTCTTCACTATTGAAAGTAAGCTGATATGGTGATGAACTATATACACCATTTTCAGAACTGTATAAATCTGCTGCCGTAGTGGTACCTGCTAAATATACCCAAACTTCAGCATTTTCTATAGGCTGTCCTTCTTCATTTAAAAGAAAACTCCAATATTGTATTCTCATTATATATAATACTCCCTTTAAGCTTGTTGTTTCTCAATTCTAAAGTGTGACGTAAACCAAACAGATGATGGTTTAAATATAGGACTAAAATATGAGTAAAATCTCACTTTCCTTTTGCCGTTTATTATGGTCAACCAAGCTATTTCCGTTACGGACCATTCTTCGGAATTGGCATCAGTTAATGATATCTCTGTTTGAATATGTGTGTATGTGGCAGCCGTCGATAAACTATACATATCACCACTAATTTCAGATGAATTCCATATAGACGAGATATTATCTGCATCTACTAATGTCATAGCCGAAGGTACCATTTTTGATAATGTTGAGTTATCATATTGATTCAACACATTCATAACATTGAGATTATGTGTTGATAATACATTGTCAGCAGATAAAGGAAAAGATGTGGTAGTAGAGCCACTAAATTCTCCTATTGTCGTCTCTATCAAACACGCAATGCCATTTACAGCAAATCCAAAATATATTTCTATATTACTATTATTTATAATTTTCACATCATCTGGCCAAATACGTTCATTTTCACTGTTGTAACATTGTATTATGAAATTACTTGAATTTAAAGAATGTTTTATATACCAAACATTTGCGTTTGAATATTGCTCAAAATACATTATATCTGTATCTGGTTCAGGCGCAAGTTCACCGGCAGATATACAAAATTTCGTATATAAACTAGCATTATAACCAGGTCCGTACAATGATTTATATTGTCCTGAAAAATCTGTTATAGGAGATATCAATTCATGGTAATGAGAAAATCTAGTTACAGGACGCATCAATTCCCAATTAGTAATCAATCTATCAACAGTTTCTTCCTTTAATATATACACATCTTCATCATCAACAGGCTCACAAGATAAATCCATTTCTACCTTGTAATGAGTTGATAATATCATATCATCCAATTCATAATCAGGCAATGCCGATTCATCATTTTCCGCTGCTTTTATCACAGCATAACCTGATACATTTTCACTAAATGTGGATCTACAATTATCTTCATCCACCAATAATAATGACAACGATTGTATTCTATTACCATCACTATCATAACATTGAACAAATACATTTCTGTTTGATAAATTATGATTCAAATTCCATATCGTTGCAGATGTGCTTTGTTCCACAACTACTAATGTATCATCTATAATATTTCCAATTCCATCAGTAGGTGTTCCAAACGTAGCTACTAAATTATTCACATCTTCCAATAAAACATTACCAGGAATCATTTTCAAATAATTAGTGTTTTTGAATTGTGCAAGTACTTTCTTTTGATTTAGATTGTGATTTATTTCCCATGAAGAATTTGGACTTTCTTGTATATGATCATGATCACCTTTTCTCAATAAATAAACAAATCCCGAAACCGCGGTATTAAACGTGACCTTTACCATTGTTGTTGATATAGGATTCACTGATATGGGCCACATTCTATTATAATCACTATCATAGCACTGTACTATAACATTTCTATTGTACATTGTATGTATAATATACCATACTGTTGAAGACTCTAACTGAATATATATCTGTCCTGATGATATACTATTAGATATTATATCAGCAAATTTACCAAGGGGTATGTCAACATCATAAGTAAAATATTGAGGATCTATATGCCACCTATTGTATATATTCAAAGTGTTTAAGGAATTCACTAAAAATGTTTTCCATATAATATATAATGATGAATATGTTCCTTTTCGTTTCAATATATATACGAGATTTTCTACCCATTCTCTTAAAGCTTCTTCGGATAAGTTTATATCTGTTTCCATTAAATATGATTTAGCTATGTAATGAATATGATTTATATCAATTTCTCTAGCATCCAATAAGCTTGAAACATCTCTCATTTTGTTATATATTTTATGATATATCTTATCAAAATATAATCTCATAAATTCTGTAAGATTATCAGTTCTGTTTTCTCTTGGTAAAGCTTTCATTACATAGTTTTTCATACCATCAAATATGATATGATATGTATTTGTTTGATCTCTGTGAGTATATATCTTACCAAAATAGCAAAAGGTTTTATTAGTATTGAAGAAATCTTTATAAGTATCTGAATTTTTCACTAACCAATCATAAAGGTATGTCCCTTTCTTGAAATATACTTCCGAACCCGATTCAAATTCCATACTATTTGCAGAAGCGGCGACGGTCAACATTGAACCCTTGCTTAGTATAAAATTATCACCTTCAAGATAGTCACTATTCACTCTAAATTGGAATTCAATAAAACCAGGATATTCAGGTATCTCTCCTTCCAAACTAACTACTTTAATCCATAATCTTGTCCAATAACCACCAGTTGCTATTATGGATTTTCTATGTCCATGTAACGATGAACCAACCATATCATTTTCAAGATAATTGCCATTACTATCAACATATCTGTGATAAGGACCAGAAATATCAGTGTTTCTCACTCCTTGAGAAACTGATTGATTAAAATATTCTTCTAATAAGTAATGTGGAAGATCACTAAATTTACTCATTATCTCTCCTCAACGATTTGAATAGTATTGCTGGCTAATACTGGAAATTGATTGAAACCTAATTTTATTGGTCGGAGTTTATTTTCCGTATCTGAATGGTAAGTTGAGGTAATGTAATATGGATAATTACCAATTTCATTATCTTCATATATTGTATTATTACAATCAATATCTCTAATGATCAGTGTTTTCAACCCTTTTATATAATCATAACTATTTACCGGGGATATTTCAGTCATATCTAATAAGTATTCCTGTATATCAAGAAAATTTATCATTTGATTGAAATCCATATTTGCTGGTCTGAAATAATACACTAGTTTCGCTAATATGTCTGTTGATATATCTGCAAAATTGTATAATCGATGCATTCTTATACCTATTTTGAAAGAAAAATATACCAAATCAGGTAATTCCCATTGCTCATAGGCATTCAACATTTTTCGAGGTTCTAAATATTCTTCTAACCCTTCTTTTTCCGCATAAAGTGAGTTTTCATCATAAACTCTTGATAAATATGTGTCGATATATGAGATAGGTGTATATATAGTTTCAGACTCAGTTTCGGAACCAGAAGGTGTCCAGGTAGAAGTTGAGGTATTTATAGTGCCTGTCGCCCATTTAACAGGATTACCAGGAGGCACTACCGCTAAATGTACTTTATTGTACAGTAAAATACTACCGGAAGGAGCAATTTCTTGTTCACCCCAAGCATGTGCGCATTCTACATCTGAACGACTCTCAAGATATGCCTTATAATCCGTAGATGTAACATTGCGATATTGGGCACTATGAATTCTGGTAGCATTTTCTCTCAATTCATCAATATCTTCCGGATCAGCTCCTCCTATTGAAGCAGCAGAATTTGTTAAAGAATACGTTTCAGATGATAACCAACCGTCACTATTTGGTCCAACACTTAAATTTGAAATATTTCTTAGAAATTGTTCATTAGGATTGACAATAGAATTCGCAGCTACATTGCCATTACTACCAAGAGATTTTAACAAGGTTATGGATATCTCATCTGATCCCGTTGGAACACTTCTTGATGAACTAAATACAATTTTATATCGTTTATATCTATCATATTGAAGCATATATACCATATCTATATCAACAATATCATTTTTTATCAAACTGATATCATCATAAAAATCAGATACTCTCATCCATTTCACTTCATTTACTACCAATTCGATTGTATTTATTGTATCATTTACATCATCATCAGTGGCAAAATTTTGTAAAGGCAATATAATCTCGTTATCAACAATATCATTACCAACATAATCATAGGTTACAACATCGCCTTGAACAACCGACAATCTATCTTTAAGTTCTAAACTATCATTAGCTGTCAGTGTATATTTTTTAGTTGTGGTGAAATTTATATCATTGTTGTCATATGTTTTTATTGATGCAATTTTACTCCAAGCAGGAATTTCCAACACATTTCCTGGAGAGTAATTATAACCGCCTGCTAAATCATTTGCGGATATAGCTAATGTCAAAGTTGTTTTAGATGATGTATATCCTTTTGGTTCATATCCTTCTTGTCTTGCTATTCTATTTGCATTTTCATATATATCGGTAGTTTCCATAAACACATTTTTGGATATCATATTCAAATAGTATGAATTCAGTTCACCAATATAAGACACCAATTCAATAAGAACTGCAATATTAGAACCATCATAGTTGTAATCCTTGAAAGTTTCATTCTCTGATAACTCTTCCTTAATAGCGGATACAAGACTATTAAAATCAATATCTAAATATTCCGGTGTAAAAACATTCGGCATAATTTATTTCCCCTTTATTTAAAACGCTCTCAAAACAAACTTTAATGTTCTAGTATCGTCAATAGTCAAACCAACAATTGAAAATTCCATCAAACATTCATACATATTTCTATCATAATTCGGACTGATAAGTATTTTTGATATATTCACTCTGTTATCCCATTTGATTATATTGTTATACATTTTATTTCTTATTACATTAGCCGTTCTTGTATCAATGGGTTCAAACAATATTCTTTGGATATCCGCAGCAAAATCAGGCAACATCCTTCTGCTACCTTTAATGGTATTTATAATATTTATAATAGAATTTATTACAGCATCCTCATTTATATCCTTTAGTACATCTCCATCGTTTGCTTGTGATAATTCTATATCTATATCTGAATAAATGATTGTTTGTGCCATATGTATATCCTTTTAAGTTATATGTTATCCTATAGCCCATCCTGCTGGTCCGGTATATATAAGACTTACAAGACTTCCTAGTCCCATTATAAAGCTTGGTGATCCATTTACCAATCTCAAAGTAACTGTCACATTAGTGGCCATTCCAACTAAAAATTTTATTTGTCCTATTTCACCATCTGGTAAAATTGTACTATTTGAAAGTAAGGATATTGTTACATTTGTAGTTGCTACACCAACTTCTGTTCCTGCCATATATTTACAGCCATATAATGTACTATGTGCAGAAATATTAGTACCTTCTATGCCACCATTATTCTTCCATAATCCTTTTTGTAATATCTCACTATTTTTCATAACAAAATAATTATCAGTATTATGGTACAATAAAGTAGCATTATTATTCATTTCCAAGGTTTGTAAATCTCTAGTCTCTATAACAAAATTATTAGGATACGTTACACTATGTGTTCCTGGTTCCCAATCATATGTGCCACAATAAGTAGTTACAGACTCGGATTCTATATCTTGCCAAGCAGTGCCTTTAACACCATCTCCTCTCATAAGTCTATTCATATCAGGTTCATTGGAATAAGATGATAGTGGATATCCATTAGAACCATCAGGATCAGTAAAACCTAAATTACTATTAAATGACATACTTTCAGGCTGTATTCCAGGCACTGTAGCAAAGTATCTCGGCTGCATAGGATCACCGTTTTCAAAAAACACGAATACGTGAGTTCCTTGTACTGGTACAGACCACATACCTTTACCTGTTATACTACCAATAACAACAGGATATGCGGGTTGAGCTAATGGTAATTCATCAGTAGGTATAACATTGATACCTTTTATCGGATCAGTTTCTTTATAAGGAGTATGAATTCCCCATACTCTCACACGAATTCTACCATCTTTTTGTGCCTCAGAAGGATTATCATCTTCCACAACACCGCGATAAATGCCATAAAAGTGTTGCTCATCCTTTACTTTCAAGTCTTCTAATTCATTTTTTAACATTTTATCTAACTTCCTATTGGCTTCAAACTATTCATATTTCTATGTAATGACGGTATAAGAGAATCTTTATTCGAGTCATAATAACCATTTTTCAACAGTACTAAACGCTGTTTGTAACCATTTTTTATACCCCACGTATGTGTTACTGATTTGGTAACATACACGCCAATCCAATTTTTATTGCCGTTGTAGTCTTTTTTATCAGTACTGGGCCATATAATGTTTACCATTCTTCCAGCAAATCTCTCTTCCCAACCCCGTACTATAACACTGAGTACTTGTTGTTTACTATATCTTCTTAACCATTCATAAAAGTATTTATCCTTTATTGCATCATCGGACGTCAAACTTGTTAAAATAATTTCAGAATTAAATTCACTTATATCAGTAAACAATGTCCTTCGACCAAGTATAGTTGCATCATCCGCTAGTCCATAATCAGTATTATTTGTATCATTTTTCTTAGAATACTTGAAAGTTTTATCTATTAACTGTTTTCCATCAAAATTATAACCAAGTACGTGGGCACCTTGAAGTTTTCTTGTGTTAATATAATCAATACCTCCATAAGTCCAATCGAGTATTTTGTTCACATAAGTAGGACCATCAACATTCAACATATCACCTTCAGAATTTGCCGTATCTTGACTTGTAGGGCTTGGAGCATTAGAAAAAACAAAGTCATTTTGATCCATCCATACTTCATTATCACTATTAGCAGGATAACTAAATAAATTGTTTATACTTGTCCAAGCCGATGTGAAATTATTATCAACATTCTTAGAAGTGTTACCAGGCCATCTTGTATTGTTATAATATAAATATCCTCCCAGTAATTTACCATCAGTCAACATATCTTTGGGTCTTGCTTTTTTATTCAAGTACTGTACTATAGTCATAGGTGTCCAATAAGGTGTAGTCAAATCTATTCTTTGATCCGTCTTATCATATCTTCCACCTTCATTCAACAAGATTTTCTCAGCAGGTCCCTCATCTTCGACCATTTTAAATAGTACATTTTCCAATATATCAGTTATTTTTGCATTTTTCCACGATTTACTATACCTATTCTTAGTAAATCTATTGAATGTGACATCAACAAAATATAAGCATATCTGTATACCATCAATTGGTTTGGTTGGCGATGCCATTGTTATTTTGTCCATTTTAATGATATCAAACACTAATCTTCTTTCAGTTGTAGTGCCATAAGCAATCAACAATCTTTCATTTCCAGTAAGAGGTCCGAACTCAGTCATACCAAAAGGGTCTTGAAAGATAATTTTACCAGTCATACAAAAAGAAAATATATCTTCTATGAAATATAACTCTTGAATGGTAATAGGATCTAAAGTCACCACTTCATCTTCCAAACCTAATGCTACTGTAAATCCATATTCTTCATTTTTCTTGATAGGCATTATTATTGTAACCCCACATTTTGAATAGTGTCTAAATCTCTTAACAAAGTTGGTATGTAACTACCTTTCAATACTTTTATATTAGTGCCTGGATTCAAATCTTCAAAAGGATTCTCATATTTATTATAAGATGCTATAACCCACCAAAGATCAGGAGTACCATAAAACTTAACAGCAATATTATCAAACCATTCTTCATATCCTACCTCATAAATATTATAGAATACGGGATCATTGAAAGTTTTAGAATTGAAGATGTATGATTTAAAGATATTCATGAATCTCGTAGTTCTATCGTGATCTACTAATATATTGAACATTTTACTAATACTTTGATTTGAAGGACGTCTTCCTGTCAATTCTCTGAATGTCTTGCTCTCTTTTGTTATCATAATAATAATTCCCTTTCTTTTATATATTACATATTGAATCCGCCACCAGTATCAGTGAAACTATCAGAATACAATGGAGGTAATTGTTTAAATGTTAATGTAAGCTCGCATCTTGTAGGATATCCATATTTGTCATAAGGTGCCATATATGTTGGTTGTATCGAAGTCAATGCAGTGTGTTCGATATCTATCATAAGTAATGATGAAGCAGGATTCGTTTCATTTGTTTCTGAATATATACTAAAAATATGTGGTAATGTTATATCTGTACCTGTCAATCCTTGAACATCACCCCTTACAGGAGCAGACATTTCTTCTAATTTCCTCACCGGTACCATTATGTCTTGTTCTCCATCAGAAGCTGCAATCAAATTAAACGTCATCGTCCATTCCATTCTTTGTGTGTTTTCATATACAAGAGGAGTATCAACTTTAGTTTTCACTTTTTTAATTTGTGATAATGCTTTATAACCAGCACCTACACTCATATTAGAAACACCTTTAGATAACGATTGACCAACAGAAGACAAACTTTCAAGTACTTGAACACCTTCTTTACCCATTCCAGCTATTCTTGATGATATTGTTTCCCAAGGTGCCCATTCATGTATAACATTTTCTTGAATTTGTTGAGGAGCAAGAAATTTCCAAGACCTCTTCTTATCTCCAACTACTAAACCTCCTGCACCATCTCCCATCCACGCAGTTTCTTCGTGCAATTCTTTAGCATCTATGATTATCCACGTACCCGTAAAACCGGGTGATGTGTATGGTTCAATCCAAGGATTCACATATTGTAATTCATCTTCTGGATTTGGCATATTCTTTTCTCTCCCTTTAAGCTCCCATTCCTACAGCTAATCCGAGCATATAATTATCAGCTTCTTCTGGTATATCTTTAGGTATTCCTTCATTACCACCACTATTTATCATCATATTCATATTATTGGCAACATCTCCACCAACATTTTTGGTAACATCCGTTTGTTGTTGTGTTACTCTGATAGTTTTCTCTTGTCTTTCAATTTCCTGTTGTTTTTCAATTTGTTTTTGTTGTGATTGTTCTTTTTTTGCTTTATCTATATCAGATTGAGCGGCATCAACCCTTCCTTGTTCTTTCATTTGAGATTGCATTACCGCTTCAGCATATTTTTGTCTTCTCTGCCTTGTGTGTCCACCTGATCTTTCATACCATATATCAGTAGCGTTCGCAGCTTGTTTTGCTGTATCAGCTTGTTTTATTTTTCTACCAGCTTTCTGTTCTTTACCTTGAGTCATTTCATATGTCATAAATTTGAGTTGTTCTTCATAAGTAGAATCTTTCATTTTCATACCAGAAAACTTCTCAAAATCTTTTAATCTACTGCCTCTCCATTGTGCTATACCTTGAGCACCTTGACCTCCACCTGCTTTATTGAAGGCTTTGGGATTAAGATTACTTTCTGCTTGAAGGTTACCAACAATACCAGCAGCTTGTTCTTTAGTAAATCCTCCACCTTCTTTGGACATGAACCAATTCATAGCTTGTTTTGATTTCGGACTAGATTTACCTACCATATCAGACGATTTACCTCCTTTATCTTCATCACTCCATAATCCTTTAATCCAACTAATTCCTTTAGATGCTAATCCCTTTGCAATATCAATGCCTTTGACTGCAAGTTTAGCACCAGGCACGTTTTCCATAATCCAATCAGTTATTTTTCCTGGTATTTCTTTGATCCAATTGACAAGTTTCTCAAACACATTTTTCTTATTTTCAATTGTGGAGCCGAATGAATCAATCAAACTCGATGCACCTTCAACTATCCATTGAACACCTGGAACATTATCTAGTATCCAATTGTATATAGAAGAACTAATATTTGTGAAAAACGAAGTTATGTTATCGAAAATGGGATCAATAAATGTTCCGAAAGAATCAATCAAACTTTGTATACCTTCAAGTGCCCATTTAGCACCTGGAACATTATCAACTAACCAATTATATACTGTCTCAGATATACCTTTGAAAAAATCAAGAATAATATCAATTATACCTAGTTTCTCTTCTTTCTTATCACCTAAAAAGAATTTCTTAACAACTAATATTTTATCCCATAATAAAACAAAAGGTTTCTTTATCAAATCAGGTAAAGTTATAGAGAAGAAATCCATAACGGGTACTGTAACATTATTGAATATCCAATCTGTTATATCATTTACTTTATCCTTTATACCTTGTGCTGAAAAATCAAATTCCATTCCTTCAAGAAACGTCTCGCCAAATATCTTTCGTGCTAACCATAATATACCATTTCCTATCATTTCAGGAATCATCAATATAGGGTCAAGTAAACCAGCAGACATATTCAACAATTTATCTCTTATACTACCTTCACTAAATAATCCTTTAATTCCTTTATACGCCATCTCCAACGGCAAGAATATCTTACCTAATATCTTACCTATTCTGAAAAATTTACTATTCTTAATTTTCTCAAATACGAAACCAATAGTTTTACTTATTTTACCAAGCGGACCTTTGAAAAGATTACTAACTTTTGT